TACAAAACCAGGCGAGAATGAAGTCTCGATAGTGCTGACGGGTGTGGCNGNTATTACCGAGGTAAAAATCTACTGCAGGACCCGATGGCTTTAAAAAGGGGGTGTACGGCTTGGCAAAAACACCATTTAAGGACCTGGGTAGCGTGGAGATCCTGTCCGGCCACATCAGCGGTCTGCAGCATGCCATCAACAAAATCGAGGAGATCCTGGATATGCGAACGGGTACGGTCACGCAGCACCTGCTCAATCCTATTGCCGACCAGGATGAACCTGGTCTGCGTTATCGGATCTATGAGGGCACGATAAGAAATTGGCTTGAGGATCCGGCACCGGTTATCTATCGGGACGGGGCTGTGGTGCAGCCGAGCGAGTATAAGGTTTATCCGGCTTATGGCGTTGTGGTATTCAACGAACAGCAATCGCCAACAAGCCGGATTACGGCCGATTTTTCCTACGTTGAAGCGCAGTCGCAGACCATTCAAAATCTCTGGGTGCCGATCAATGCGATTTTTTGGCATCCGCCGGGTACCTGGCGGGGGAACGGCTTTACTGCAGCGGGTGTTGATGTGACTGTTGCGGCTAACAAGGCGGATGCGCTGCCATTCTTGGTACCCGAAAGGACCCGTTATACGGGGATAGGGTTTTATATCCTGTCTGCTAATGGCACCAAAGGAAGGGTAGCGATTTATACCGACGATAATGCCTATCCCGGGGAGCTTATTGCCGACTTTGGGGAGTTTTCTACGGCCACCGTCGGCTGGAAGGCGATCGAAATCGATATAACGCTGGACCCGGGGATCTACTGGGTGGCCAGGAACACGGATGGTGGGCCGGCTTTTGTTGGTTTTCGTGAAAGCTCTGTTCTGTGCCTGCCGTTTAATCCTTCGGGGCCGTATGACGGCACACCGGTGGCACCGGTTGGCGGGTACAGAATAGATATGCCATTTGGAACCTTTCCTTCAATTTTTCCAGCTGGGGCTTCCTACTTGAGAAGGACCGTTTACGCTGGGTTCTTCTTCAGGAGGGCATAGACTATGAACCGGTATAATACCGATCTACGGTACAATAGCGGAAAAAAATACAACGAGCTTGCCGGAATCGAGTACACGTTTCCGTTTTACCGGCGGTTGCCATATGCAAAGCCTGTTATTCTGGATCGGTACGGCCGGAAGCTGGCGGTCCTGGAGAATGCTTACGATATCGTATTAGAGCAGGAAATCAACGGGGCCGACGTCCTCACCTTTAACCTGCCGAGGCAGGATGAAAAAATGCAGTATGTTGAGGCTGAAAACCTGGCTCTTTTGGCTGATGCTCGGTATGTGATCCGGAAAATCACCGAGAAAAAGGGTGGGGACAGGCAAACGGTAACGGTGTACTGCGAGGCGGAGTGGTATAACATCCGGTATGCGGATCCGCTTGAAGTACTTTCCTGGTCGAATGCAACGGCGAAAGCGGTCATGGCCGATATCCTAAAAGGTACCGGCTGGAACGTGGGGGACGTCGAGCTTACGCATACGAGAAGCCTGTCTCTTTCGCAGCAGACCAACCGGCTGGATGCGCTGTACCAGGTCACGGAAGTATGGGGCGGCGAGCTGGAGTTTGATACGGCTAACCGGCTTGTTCATCTGCGGAAAGAAATATCTAGGCGGCCGGGGGTACTTTTTTCTTACCGGAAAAACATCAAAAGCGTCGAGCGGATTGTGGATACAACCGAGCTTGTTACTCGGTTGTATGCTTATGGTAAGGACGGGTTGTCTTTTGCGGAAGTTAACGGCGGCAAGCCATATGTAGAAGATTATCGGTACACCAATGTTGTGAGAACGGCTGTCTTTACCGATGAACGTTTCACAAATCCATATCACCTTATGGAGCGGGCCAAGGAGATTCTGGAGACGGTATCAAAGCCGAAGGTTTCGTATATCGTCGAGGCTGCGGATCTTTCCGGTCTGTCCGGGTACGAGCACGAGGCTTTCAAGCTAGGGGACTACGTCCTAGTTTACGACGAGGATATGGGTCTGAAATTTGAAACCCGAATCGTGAAATGGCAGTATTACGTGGACGAACCATGGCAGANCAAGCTCGAGCTGTCAACAAAGGTTTCTACCTTGGCGGATCTTATTGACTCGCTTCAGGCGTCCAGCCAGGCGCTGCAGCTANCCGACACCGTGGACCGGTCCGAGTTGCTTGAAATGATGGTCTTTAACTACCTGCTCAACAGCAGGGCTGAGAACGGCTTTGCTTACTGGGTGAATAACGGCTGGGAAATCGACAACACGAGGGGTTATTCCGGAACGTCGTCTTTCAAAGTCCGAGGGCAGCTCGGAGCTTCTAAAACGCTGTCGCAAACGGTGCAGCCGGCGCACCGGGACGCTTATACGTTATCTTTCCGTATCGATATCGGCGAAATTCTGCGTGGGGCCAATACCAAGATCGGGGTGGCCGTGAAGTTTACTTACGACGACGGCTCGCAAGAGGAGCAATACGTAAGCCTGATTTAAGGCGGTGGTGCTATGGATCATAAAGTCTTTACCTTTACGCCGCGAGGAAAGGTGAAAGAAATCGAGGTCAAGTTTATCGTGGAAGACTTCGAGGTGGTCCTCTACCTTACCGATATCATGCTCCAGGGCGGTACCATCGCCACCATGTGGACCGGCCATCCGTCGGAAATCAAGTGGAGTTTCGACGGGTGATTTATATGGCCTGGAAACGGTATTTTGCCGGATTTACACCCAAAAAGCGGGTGGTATCGGCAGAGGTTAAGTTTATTGTCCAGGACGTCGAGGCCGATATCCGCATAACCGATATCATGTTCCAGGATGGCGTCCATCTAACCGGCTATGTACCGGCGAATGTCGAGCTGCTCAAGCGGGAGCCGGGCGTTACGTTCAGGCGCTTTAATGCCGTTATACGTGGCCGGGCCTTGGTTACGGTATTTAACCGGGCGCCGGTTGACCAGGACGATCTTACAAAGCGGGTAACCGGCGGCCTTGACTACAGGGTTCGGCCGATGTGGAATCTTCCGGCCGGGGCGGTTCAACTTTATCACCAGTACCGAACCCGGTCCTTTAAGCTCAAACAGGCGCTCAAAGCCGGGGATGAGCTTTATTTTTCGGCCACCAGACGCATGGTTGCCGTGAACGGGGTAGCCATCAGGGCCTGGGAAGGCCACTTTCATACCATCCCGGGTGGACACGGCCGGTATGAAATCGAGCTGGTAGATCCGGAAACGGAAAACCCGGCCGGTGCTGCTTATGTTCTTTTTGAAGTGGACACCTGGCTTAAAGGGGTCGGGGGTGAACGGATGTGAGCTTAGAAACGAAGCACCGGGCTGTGCTGCTCTGGCCACGCACATCTGCGCATATCGATACCATCTACCAGCACGGCGACCGGATTACGCACGTGGGCCTGTTCTTTTTCCTGATAAACAGCAACGGGGCCATCACCGGCACTCTGCCGTCCAATGCAGAAGCGGCCGTGAACCGCTGGCCGCACATCACCTGGCTGCTTACCGTTCGCAATGACGGCGTCCAAAGCGTTTGGCGGGCCTTGCTTACCGACCAGGCGGCGCAGGATCGGTTTATATCCGAGCTGCACCGGCTTTTAGATACTTATCCTTGGGCCGACGGGATCGACGTCGATTTGGAGGTCGGGCCTAATGACCTGGTCGATGAAATTTATGCGCTATATGGCCGGATCTATGCGGAAGTAAAAAGTCGTGGAAAGCATGTACACTTGGACCTGCCACCCATGACCGGGCCTTACATCACTGTGGGGCCTGAAAAGTGGTGTGCTTATGAACGGCTCCGGAGCCTATGCGACACCGCTCAAATCATGACTTATGGCTTTGCCTGGGCTGGGTCGGCACCAGGGTCCACGTCGCCGGTTGAGTGGGTCCGGAGTGTTATGAGCTATGCTGTCCAGGCTTTTGACCCGGAACAAGTGTTTATGGGCACGCCGGCATTCGGATACCGCTGGGAAATATACGACTACCCGGCAAACTTGAACCGGACTTATCGTGGTTACGGCGGCGGCTTTCCTGATTTTCTAAACTGGGCGCTGGGGGTCTATTCCCACACCGACGGCCGGGGCGATCGGCCTTCTACCAACACCCAGCCATATATCCCATTTGCGGCCTTCTACGATGAGGAAAATTATCACAATATTTTGTATCTGCACATTTATGATTACCCGAGGGGCAACGAGGCAGATTCTCGGGTGTCTCCGGTTACTCAAAGCAGCATGAACAACAAACCTTATCTGGTCACGTATAGCAAAAGACAGAACGTTGAATGGAGCAATATTGTCGTGGATATAAAAGGTACCGACTACATCGAGGCCACCGGTGCTTTTACGGAGGACCCGTCCACGGGTGCGGTAGCGCCACGGCAACCCAGGGAGCTGCCACCCGGCAGCGGGAACGACGGAGTCGACAATTCCGACGAAGGCGAAACCCAGGAACCACAAATGGAGGATGAGGCACATGTGGTCTGGGAATTCACCACGCCGGCCGGATTCTGGGACCTGGTCTTGCGGGTAAACTTCCCGTGGTTCGATAAACGGCGGCTACATTTTGCACTGGACGGCCAGTTCTTTTACGTGTCGGCTGACGAGCTGTGGTATCCTTACATGCGGCAGCTTCACTGGTACAAGGTCGGGACCTTCTACTTAAGTGCTGGTACCCATACTTTGGAGCTGTTTGGTGAAGGCAGCGATTACGGGACCTTAATCACGAATATCCGGGTAGCAGGGTCCTTTACCGAGGAATACTACGGCGGCGAGGCACAATTTACCGTGCGGCCACGGTATTTTGTGGACGTGAATGGCAAGCCTGCCTGGCCGCATGAGGGCAAATTCAAAATTACGGCCGAGGTCCTCCGACGCATACCTGAGTATGCTTACATCTTTTACGACGATTTTCGGGATTGGACCGAGCTGCCGGCGAGCATGTATTCAATCGCAGGGTCCTGGCAAATCCACAAGGATCCGGAGGATGCATCCAGCCGGCCTTATTCCTGGATCACCGGTCAGGGTCAAATTACGCTGCGTTATGAGGGCTTTTCTAATGTCCTGGTGCGGGCGTCGATCCGGCTTGACAGCAACGGCAGAGCCGGTGTGTTCCTGAGCAATTACTGGCTGGCCGTGAACTCCAATACGGGACGGCTTGAGCTTTACAGCGGATCTTCGGTGGTCTATAGTTACAACCTGGGCGTGAAAGTCGGGGCCTTCTATACGATTGGCCTGCGGGCCAGGGGAAATCGTCTTGCTGCTTTTGTTCGGGATGATCTGGTGTTTTATTATACCGCTTCGGGTACTGTTTCTGGATCCTGCGGAATCAGAGCCGAGGCACCCATTACGTCGGATCTCTTTGTGGTGGCCGATTCTTATGTCATGATGCCGAGGGAAGCAATCGACCTTACTCTACCGAACGGCCAGGTTGTTACCCTTGGGCGGATACCACGGCAAAACGTCACCTGGCTGGATCGGTGGGGGTTTTTCCGGGTAAATGGCGACGTTGAGGAAATCACCACCCGGGTGGATCCGGGGAACGGCATGTCAACGTCCATCTCCAACGATTGGGATTATGTGCACACACCGGTCTTTACGCTATCGCAACCGGGCGATTACCCGGTAAAAGTTAGAATGCGGGACATCGGTGTGTGGTTGGGTACCTTGTACCTGGGCGATGCCGACGGGTTCAGCATCGTTTACTTCCCGGATGCGGAAACCATCCTCAGATTTAGCGATATAGCGGCCTATGAATTCGGGGTCCGGGGCATTGGTATGTGGACCATCGGCCAGGAGGATCCGCAATTGTGGGAAATGCTAGTAAAACATGTTTGATGAAAGCAAAGATTAAAAGAGTGCTAGTCAACTAGCGCTCTTTTTTTATTCAAAAAACCTAGAAAGGAGTGATGCTTGTGAAGGTTGTACCGGCAAATCTTG